GAGGTCGCAGCATGAGCCAGTTCGCCACGGCGCAGGAGCTGCGTGACTTTATGGACATCGCGTCCACCACCGGACGGGCGTCCACGGCCAACCTGAACATCCTGCTGACGGCTGCGTCCGACTTCCTGGAGCGCGCGACCGGGCGCATCATCACGTCCAGCGCGTCCAACACCGCGCGCACGTTCAGCTCGGACGGGCGCGACGCCATCACCATCCCGGACCTGCGGACGGCGTCGGGCGTCACGCTGCAATCGTCGGCCCTGGCGGCGGACAGCACCTACTACCTGCTCCCGTCGCGTCAGCAGCCCGAGTCGGGCGTGACCATGTACACCGGCATCCAGTTGCGCGCGTTCGGGACATACGACTACCGCTCCAATCCGCAGTGGTTCGATCGCAACCTCGACAGCCCGTACTGGAACCTGCGACGCAGCGGGCTGCCCAACGACCTCGTCATCACGGGTTTGTGGGGCTGGACGACGGTACCGCCACAGTGGAAGTTCACGGCGCTCATCATGGCGGGCTACTACTACAAACGACCCGACTCGCTGCTGGCGAACACGGCTATCACGCCGGACGGCAACCTGCTCGACTTCGGGGTTTTGCCGCTGGAAGTGACGACGCACATCGACTCGTGGCGGCTCACTGACCATGTGGCGACCATCTGATGGCCGTCGTCAATGGTCTACGTGCTCAGATCATCGGCATCAAGCAACTGCGCGCACGATTGGATGCCGTGAAGACCAACAAGGGCGTTCTGCGGCTGGTCGCGCAGCAAGGCGTCAAGGAAGCCAAGTTGATCGTCCCTCGCAAGACAGCCAACCTCGCACGGACGATCCGGGTCGGGACAGTCACGGACACGAGCGCGACGGTCGTTGCCGGTGGCACCACGGAGGTCGGCTACGCCATCTATGTCGAGCGCGGGACGCGCCCGCACGTCATCCGCTCCAGACCTGGCGGACCGTCGCTGGCGTGGGGTGGACGGCGAACGCTGGGCGGCAGGTTGCGTAAGGGCTCCAAGCCGACCCATTTCGCCCGGAGCGTGCGTCATCCGGGGACGCGGGCGCGGCCGTACCTGGTACCCGGTGTCCGTAGGGCGCTTCGGCAGGCTGGTCTCAGGAAGGCCATCGTCAAGGCATGGGATGAGGCCGCCTGATGCCGACGACCTTTCGCTCCGATGTCCGCGGCCAGCTCCTCGCGCTGGGTCTCGCCTTCGCCACCGCTAATCCGACACTCCTCAAGCGGTTCTATCCGGTCAGGCCGGGCGCCTTCAATGACTTGCCCTGCGGGTATGTCGGACCGATGCCGGAAACCATCACTCACTCGGCCGGCATCAGGCGCCGAACGATGTCCCCGCAGATCGTCCTGGTCAACTACCTCCGTGAGCCGGCCAGCGAGACGAGCGACGCGATGGACGACCTCGTGGACGCCTTCCTCGACTACGTCACGGCGCGCCCCCACGCCATCAGTGAGAACACCGTAACGAGCGTGACGTCCATCGAGCCGATCGAGCTCGATGCAGAGGTCACGTTCTACCCCGCAGTCATCCTGACACTCGGGGAAACCATCATTCAGGAGGGGCGGCTCTAGCCGTACTCCTCGTTTCCATCGGCCAGTAACCCGCCAAGTCGGCGGGTTTTTTGATGCCCCGCGAAAGGGCAGGAGGTATCCCAAGTGCCCATCAGCGGCTTCACCAGGTTCCGCAAGCATCAGGTCGGACACTCGCTCTCGTTGTCTTCCAACTCCCCGGCAACGCGCATCCTGCCCTTCCGCGGTGCCATCACCATCGACCCGGCACGGACCGACCCGGATGTGGACGTCGGCTCGCTCGACCCCATCCTCGCGCCGTTCAACGGACCGACCGGGATCGAGGGCAACTGGGAAGGCAATCTCGCCTTCGATGACGCCCCGTACCTGTGGGCCGGCACCGTCAAGGGCGGCGTCAGCCCGACTGGCGCCACGGCCAAGACGTGGGTCTTCCAGGCGGCCTCGCTGACCGCCGACGCCTTCGCATACTTCACCGATCAGTGGGGCGACGACTACTCGACCGATGTCATCAACGCGGGCGGCGGCGTCATCGACTCGCTGGAGCTGTCGTTCGGCGACGACCTGTCGGCCTTCGAGGTCAGCGCGGACCTCGTCTACGCCCGCGCGGATGTCTCCGGGTTCACGGGCGGCCTGACCATCGATGACACCCCCCAGTGGGTCTACGGCGCTGACACCGAGGTCTACCTGGACAGCGTCGCGGCGTCGATCGGGACTACCAAGCTCGTTGACGCCATCCACGGCGTGACGGTCAGCATCGGGAACAACCTCGACCGCAAGCGGTTCGCCAACGGCAGCAACTCGCGCTTCCAGCTCGCAGGCTACGGGCGCGGAGCGCGTGAGATCGAAGTGACCATCGTGGTCGCCAAGACGGCCGCGACGGTAGCCGAAGCCAACACGCTCCAAGCCACGCCGGTCCCCAGCCGGTACATCGAGGTCAAGACGACGAGCCCGGAGATCATCACCGGCTCGACCCCGTACAGCCAGTCCATCCGCGTCCCCGCTCGGCTCATCAGCCGGACGGATGGCGAGCTCGGCGGCAACTCGACGATCACGCTCGTCTATCGCGGCTTCTATGACTCGACCCTGACGTACGCCATCCGGGCCGTCGTGGTCAACACGTTGTCCGCTCTGTAGTCACCGAAAGCGAGGGCACCAGACAATGGAACGCATCGAGGTCCGGGTGAGCGACTGTGCTTGCCCGGACAGACCCCACACCGATGGGGACGTCGTCTACATCAACGCCAAGCTGTCCGCGCTCGGTGGCATCGCTGCCGAGCAAGAGATCGGCAAGGGCGCTCGCAACGATGACGAGCTGACGCAGCGGCTGCTGCTGTCCTTTGCTCGCTCCGAGGCCGTGGGCTGGAACCGCACCGAGCGGTTCGACATCGACGAGCTCATGGGCGATTGGACACTCGCCCGTCCGGTCGTCATCGCTGGTGAGCGGTACATCAAGGCAGCTATCGCCCCTTTCCAGACGAGGCCGGCCGAGCGATCGCCGACTGGGCGGACGCCGGCCTCGACCTCGCGCACCCGCAAGCCAACCCCCTCGCCGTCCGAGTAGCGGTCGCCGCCGAGTTCGGTGGCTTCGCTGCCGTGGACGCCATGTCCTGGCAGGACTACTCCCTCGCCCGTCAGTACCTCCTGGAGTTCCGCATCGGCACCCGCGTCCGAGAATCCAAGCACGCCGAGGACGCCCACGCCAAGCGATCGCAAGCCGCCATACAACGGAGTCGATAGATGGTCGAGACTGCCCAACTGACCGTACGCCTTGACCTTGCGGGCAATCTCACCTCGGGCCTCGCCGGGGCACAGCGCCAGCTCAAGGGACTCGGCGCCTCCGTGGGCCGGGTCGGCAAGGGATTTGGCCAGCTTGGCGGGGGCATCGCTCGCGCGGGGCTGGTCGTGGGCGGCGCTGCCATCGCCGGACTGACCGGCGCCGCTAAAGCTGCCATCGACTTTGAGGATGCCTTCGCGGGCGTCCGTAAGACCGTAGATGAGGCCGACCTGGCAAAGGTCGGCCTCTCTTTCGATGCTCTGTCTGATGCGTTCCGGGGCATGGCGCGTGAGATCCCCATCGCGGCCACTGAGTTCGCAGTCCTCGGCGAGACTGCTGGCGCGCTGGGCGTCAAGGCGCAGGACATCGAAGAGTTCGTCAGGATCACCGCGCTGCTAGGTGTGACGACCGACCTGGCCGCGGATCAGGCTGCCGACAGCCTAGGCCGCATCGGAACCATCCTTGGGTTCACTGGCAAGGACTACGCGGACTTCGCGGACAGCCTCGTAGCGCTCGGCAATAAGGGCGCCTCCACCGAGTCCGAGATCATCGAGATCGTCAAGCGGTTCGCTGCGGAAGGCGAGGCAGCCGGCCTTGCGACATCGCAGATCGCCGCGCTGGCATCGGCTACCGCATCGCTGGGGTTCGCCCCGGAGCGTGGTGGTACGGCTCTGTCGCGGGTGTTCGCCAACATGGCCACGAACATCTCGCTCGCCAATGCCAAGGGCGAACAGTTCTCCGCCATCACCGGCCGGTCCGTCAAGGACCTCCAGAAGTCTCTGGACAAGGGCGAGGGCCTCGGCATCTTCCTCGACGTTCTCAAAGGACTGAAGGGACTCTCCCCCACCGACGCCGCTCGGACGCTCAAAGCGCTCGGCATCACGAACACGTCGGACCGGACCATCTTCCGCACGATGGCCGAGAACCTGCCGTTCATCAATGACCAGCTCGACACCGCCGCTGATGCCACAGGAGCCTTGTCCGACGAAGCCACGAAGCGGTTTGACACCATCGCGTCAAAGCTCAAGCTCGTCAAGCAGAACCTTATCGACGCCGGCATCGAAATCGGAACGGGTTTCCTCCCGGCGCTGGGGCGCGCGGCGACCAAGCTGTCGGCGTTCCTGAACACGGACAGCAACCGCAGCGAGCTGCGTGCCATCGGCGAGGATATCGGCGAGGCCATCGACGGCATCGACTGGGCCAAGGTGCTCGATGGTGCCAAGCAGTTCGTCGGCGTCCTGAGGACCACCCTCTCTGTCACGATGTCCATTCTTGAGACGCTGAACAAGCTGCCGACCGAGATCAAGGCCGCGGGCGCGGCGTTCCTACTGCTGAACCAGGCATCAGGCGGGCTCATCGGCGCTGGCGTCGGCAACGTGCTCGGCGGGGTTGGCGAGACGGCCATCCGCGGGGTTGGCTCGCAGCTTCCCGGCGTCGGCAGGCTGTTTGCGCAACCGGTGTTTGTCACCAACTTCCCGGTGGGCTTTGGCTCTGGCGGCGGCCCCGGATCGCCCATACCGAGTACGAACAGCGGCGGGCTCGGGAAGGTCATCGAGACCGCCAAGACCGTGGCCCAAGTCGTCATCCCGGCCGTCGCTATCAAAGAGTCCGGCATCCTCGACGAGATCCGCAACGGGTTTGAGGACTTGTTCTTTGGCAGTCGCTCCCCGGTACCAGGGCCGAATGGCTACGGCAGCGAGTATGAGAAAGCAACGGGAACGGGAAAGTACGATCCGGCAACGGGAGCCGTAGCGTCGGAGCTCGGGAAGATCAATGGCACGCTGAAGGGTCTGAAGCCGCCGAAGAACGCAATGGACGGCCATCCCTCGCAGCTCGGGCGAAACGCCAAGGAGCAGTCGGCCGAGCTGGAGCGGATCGGGTTCATGGTCAACGCGGCCAAGGATGACCAGGTCGGCGCCATCAACACGAGCAAGACTGCCGTAACGGAAGCGCAGGCGGACACGAAGCGCGCGACGACGACCGGGTCGTTCCTCACGTCGGCCGCCACGCGCCGCGGCTCGTCGGCCATCGTCGGAGCCATCGGCCGCATCCCGGCGCCCATCGTCAACGTCAACGTCACGGCGACGACTGTCACCCGCAGCATCACCTACCAGAACCGCTCGGGCAACGGCTCAGGCTCGGCCGGCGGCGCTGGGAACGGACCGACGCCGGTATGAGCCTCCGCTATTACATGCGAAACGCGACCACGAGCGCCTTCGTGGACATCACGGA